ACTCCTATAACACACTAACTGCCAAATGACTCCTATACACCACCTGATTCTCGCCGTGGCGGATGACGCCACGTATTACAGCGGCTGGGATAAGGCTGGCGCGGTGGCGGTGGCAGTGGCAATGCTGGGAGTGATGGTGACGCTGCTCACGGTGGTTATCAGGATGCACAAGGGTGGGATTTCCCGCCTCAATGAAGTATCGGACCGGCACATGGCATTTGTGGAAAAGCAGGTGGCCGTGCTGACGGACCTGAAGGCATCGAACGATTCCATGAAGGATTCCGCGCAGTCCATGCACCGCCGCATCGATGTGATGCTGAGCTGCCGATACGGTGGCTGCCCGGTGAAGCGATTCCTGACCGATCCGGAAAAAGCTGAAAACTGAAAAGCTGAAAAGCTGAAATTCTGAACCACTTTATGGACGCGAAACCTCTCTTCAAAAGCCGCACGGCCCTGCTGGGCCTGCTCACTACCGTGGCGGGCATCGCCGGTGCCAGCCATGCGCCCACCGGGGCGTTTCTCCGGGACCATGCCGAGCTGATCCTCGGATTGCTCGGCGTGCTGTCCATCATCCTGCGGCGGGTGACGCACGGCAGGGTGGTCCTGATCGCGAAACAACCCGACGACTTCACCCTCTGATTTCAGCTTTTCAGCTTTTCAGCCTTTCAGCATTTTCCCCATGAGATTCCCCCAGTCCCGCCAGCCTCTCGACCGTGCCATCACGGCCGATCTGGACGTGCGCTGGTCCGGGGTGAATGAGCGGATGGAGCCGGGCACGCTGCCCGGGCAGCAGGATGCGGCGGCGTGCACGGCGGCGGTGAATCTGGTGTTCCACAATGGCAGCGCGCAGACGCGGGACGGATTCACGGCTCCGGTGGCGTGGAATCCTGTGCTGGTCACGGCGCTGGCCGGCTGGGTGACGAGCTACTTCATGGGCGCGGGCACCTGGACGGATGCGCGGGGCGCGGCATGGACGGCGCTGGCGGCAGAGCCGGGGGCGGCGGGTGTGCAGCGGGCGGTATGGCTGCTGCGGGATGGGTCGGCACCGATGCGCGTGGCGGTGGAGTCCATTACAGAGGACGTTTACGATCTGGATTTCTCGGCGGCGGACATCATCACCTTTGCCCAGTGCGGCGGGGAGCTGGTGATGTGGCGCGGGGCGCTGGAGCCCATGCACTGGAGCGGGGATCTGGCAGACGCCTTCCAGCCGAGCACCACGGCCACCGTGGCGGCGGATCTGGCCAGCGGCATGGAGCCGCTGCCGGCGGCTCCGTTTGGCATCTGCATGGGCGGGCGCATCGTGTTTCCCGTGGGGAGCACGGAGATCGGGTGGACGGATATACTGGAGCCGCGGCGCTGGGATGCGGCGCTGTCGCGTTACCAGATAGGGGACACGGGCGGCGCCATCACGGGTCTGGCGGAGTGGGGCACCACGCTGGTGGTGTTCAAGGAAACGGCGGTGTATGCCGTGGAGGATTTCACGGGGGACCTGTCGGCGGCGCGGGTGGTGAGGATCACGGATCAGGCCGGGTGCATCAGTCACCGCACCATCACGGGGGTGGGCGGGGATCTCATCTTTCTGGCGCGCGATGGCGTTTACCGTCTCACGGAGGTGCTCCAGGCGGGGGCGGCGGGCGTGAGTTCATCGCGCCAGCTTTCGCCCGTGCCGGTGAGCTGGCCCATTCCCACCACCATGGCCCGCGTGAACTGGAAGGCGGCGTCCGGCGGCATGGCCTGCGCAGCGCTGGCTGCGGGGCTGTGGTATCTGGCGGTGCCGGTGGATGGATCCACCGAAAACAGTGCGCTCTTCGTCTGGGATACCCGCAGCGAGCAGTGGCAGGGGGAATTCACCTCCGGTCCATGGGGCGCTATCTTTCGGGCCCTGCTGCGGAGTTCTCTCTACGGGGCGGAGGTGCTCCAGGCCGTGCAGCACAGCTACGTGATAGCCAGCGGTCAGGGCTGGCACGATGGCGCGGCGGCTACCTCCGCACAGAACATCCCGACAAGGTTTGAAACGCGGGGCTATGCGCTCTCGGATGCCGGGCTGAATCGGCTGCGGTCCATCATCGTGGATACCGAGGAGCACGGCACCAGCGGCGTGACGCTGCTGGCCACCACCGACGGCCGCCGCGTGGAGCAGACTCTACAGACGGCCCGCACCCGCGACCGCACCCGCTACCTCACCCACGGCCGCGCCGCCCGGAATGTGGCGAATCCATCCGACGATGCCCAGGAAACGGACCGCGAGGACTACGCGCTGGCCGCCGCCGATGCCGCCCGCATCGGCACGGGCATCCGCCTGGACCTCATGCAGGTGCACCGGCTGAAGGGCATGGTCACCGGTCGTCCGCGATGGGTGAAGGCCATCGTCACCAGCACGGGCGGGCGGCTGCGCATCAATGCCGTGAAGGCTGAAGGGTTTCCGCTGGCGGAATGAAATGATGAAAAGCTGAAATACTGAAAAGCTGAAAAGCTGAAAAGCTGAAATACAGAACTCGAACCAATAACCAAACTTATCATGAAACGACGCCTTCTTATTCTCACTGCCGCATCGGTGGCCATCCCATCGTGCAGCAATCTCCAACCGGATGAGCGCGCCCTGCTCCTGAATGTGGCGGGCCGGGCCATCGACATCGGATTCGATAAGCTGGCGGAGTCGAAACCCGTGAAGCCGCAGAAGTGAAGATCATCGTTCAGGGAACCATACCGGAACGATCAAGGCCGGGCCAATCTTCCTGCGAAAGCCTGTCACCGATCCCGACGCCGTGGCCGCTGCGCTCCGGAATGCCGAATAATCCCCCCAAAACCAAACCCAGAAACCACCCCACTACTCCACTTATGAAATCCGTCCGATCTGTCCGATCCGTCCTATCTTACCTGTGGCTCATCCTGTTCGCCTGCCTGTGCCTGTGCCAGATGGCCTCCGCCACTGACCTGCCGCCGGCCCCTGACGGGCCGCCCGCGCCCGTGGCTCCCATCCCGGCGCCGGTGCCTCCGGGCGCGCCTGCCGATCCCGGTGCCCCTCCGGCCGCTCCGGACACTCCCCCCGCCGCCGCGGACAAGCCGAAGCGCACGCGGAAGCCGCGGGAGTCCTCGACGGCTCCCGCCGCCGCCGACGATGAAGAGGAGGCCATCGAGCCGTGTACGCCGCACGAGGCCGCTGAAGTGGTGCGCGCCATCCTCACCGGTCTCCAGTCTCAGGAGGAAGCCGGGAACATCCATGCGCGGAATGCGGCGCACTATCTCCGCCGGTCGCTGGAGGATCTCGCGCTGCTGCGCTGCTGCGCTGAAAAGCTGAAAACTGAAAAGCTGAAATCTGATCCCACTCTGCCGCCATGCCTTTGAATCTCACTGTCACCCCTGGAGTCACCTTTGTCAGCGGATCGCTGCTGACGGTGGCGAACATGAACGCGGCGGCTAATCCCACGGTGACGGTGGCGGATGGGAGCATCCCGGCGGTCTGCATCGATGCGGCGGATTTCGTCACCACGTTTGGCGGGGCCTTCCGGGCGGTGAATTACCTGCCGTGGGGGTCCTTTCACTTCGATGCCTTCAAGAGCGCCAGCGCCATCGCCTGCGCGGCCAGCGTGCGCACGTCTCCGGTGGCCGGCTGGAGCGTGCTGCCCACGGGCGCGGCGGTGACGGCGGAGCGGTCCACCACGGTGCCGGATACGGCCAGCGGTCACAGTCTCAAGGTGACCAGCGCGGGCGGTATCACGGCACTGCGGGTGTGCACGTATGTGCCGCCGGCGGTGACGTGCATCGCACAGGGGACCATCGTCTTCAGCGCCTACATCTACAATGGCACGGGCACGGCCTTCACCCCGTCGCTGGAGGTGGAGACCAGCAGCGCGGGGAATGACGGTGATGAGGGCGCGCTGGATGCGGCGGCCACCGTGGCCGGCAGCGTCTGTGCCAATGGGGCATGGACGCGCGTTTCCTTCACCATCAGCACGGCGGTCATCACCGCGGCGGCATGGCGACGGGGCGCGCACCTGTCCCTGAAGATCACCGCGGCGGCCGGTGTCCTGACGGAGGTGAATGACTATATCCTCGTGGCTCAGGCGGCCATCGATAAGACGGCGCTGTCCTCCGCGTGGATCCCGAACCTGCCGGCCCTGCCGGCCATCCCCACGGGGATGCAGCTCCCGTGGCCCGGGGCCTCCACCACCATCCCGGCGGGCTGGCTGCTGTGCAATGGCCAGGCAGTGAGCCGCACCACGTATCGGAATCTCTTCGAGATCGTGGGCACGGCCTACGGTGTGGGCGACGGTGCCACCACGTTCAATGTGCCGGACCTCCGGGGCTCCATCCCCGTGGGCGCGGAAGTCAGCGGCGCGGCGCAGAGCCGCATGGAATACGAGCTGGCGGGCAGTGCCACCACCAATGCCTCGCCCTACATCACGGTGAGCAGCTCGGCGAACCTGAGGAAGGGCATGGCGGCCTACCATGCCAATATCCCGGCGGGGGCGGTCATCGAGACCATCGTTTCCTCCACATCGGTGAAGCTCTCGGCCAATGCCACGGCCACGGCCTCTCCGGTGACCATCCGATTCTCCAAGCTGGGCGCGGCGGATGCCGAGACCATCGGCGCGGCCGGCGACGGCACGCCGCTCACGTTCAAGCGCATCAGCCTCACCCTGGGCGGATGCAGCACGGTGGTGGGTACCACTCTCACGGTGCCCACCATCGCTAATCTCGCCTGCGGCATGCTGGTGGACTGCACGAATGTCCCGGCCGGCACCACCATCGCGGCATTCCTCACCGCCACCACCGTGCGCCTGTCCGCCGCCGGCACCGGTGTGGGCAGCGGACTCACGGCCACATTCCGCGTGGACGCGGCCGACAGCGAGCAGGAGGAAACCTATCGGCACCTGCTGCGGAATCCGACCATCGCCAACTGCTCATGGGACCCGGACGTGTCCGCTCCCTACAAGATCGATACCCTGCCCGTGACGTCCATGCTCAGCGTGGGCATGACGGTCAGCGGCGATACCATCCCCGCCGGCCAATACATCACCGCCGTGAACGCCACGGAACTGGAATGCGGTCTCTCCATGGCCTCCGGCAATACCGGCTACCCGTCCGGCGTGGACCTGACATTCTCCGGCAGCGCCTCTACCAGCGTCGGCGGCAGCCCGCCGGGGCCGCGGATGGTGGCTCAGAACTGGATGATCAAGTATTGAAAAAGCTGAAAACTGAAATGCTGAAAAGCTGAAATCAGAATGAACTGTCCACACTGCACTCCGGGAATCGATAACTGCACGCATGAGGTGTGCAGGGAGCATTATGGCAAGAAGAAATCTTTGGATAGGTGGGTGCGGATTGGGCCGCATGGCGGGCCGCCGGAAGTGTATGCACGCCTGGAACAGCCGGACTATTTGAATCCCGGCACGATGCTGGTGAATGCAGTCATTGAGGGCGTGCCGACGAAGATCATCGTCAAAAAGAAATTCTATCGCCGGGAGGATGCCGTCCCGCCGCTGGACCCGAAAGGCGCGGCCGGGAAGGCAAAGCCGCAGCTGCAACTGATACCGCCCGTATTCAATGAGGCGCTGGCGGGGGCGCTGGCGGCAGGGGCGGAGAAATACGGGCCATGGAACTGGCGCGGGGCCCGTGTGGAACTGATGACTTACATCGGAGCCATCCGCCGCCACACGGATGCCGTGCTGTCCGGAGAGGAGATCGATCCGGACAGTGGAGTCTCTCACCTCGGCCACATCGCGGCAAGCTGTGCCATCCTCCTCGATGCCGCGGCGGCCGGTATGCTGGAAGATAACCGCCCCATCACCACCCCATCAACCGAAGTCTGATTTCAGCCTTTCAGCTTTTCAGCCTTTCAGCATTTTCCTTCCATGTCCTACTTTAGAAACATCACCAGCGGAGCCGCCAAGCAGGCGAAAGCCCCGAAGCCCTACGAAGTCTCGCTGTATGCCACGCGCGACATCGTGGACCCGTCTGTGAATGCCACCCGCATGGCGGAGATCAACCCCGCAGCGGAGGCCTCCGGGGCAGCGGCCACGGCAGCAGCCAACGAGCTGGCGCGCCCGGCGAGCCCGCTGTTTTCCCAGTTGGAAAGCCAGGCCGCCGGGGATCTCGCCCTGGGCGGACAGCTCAGCGCGGATGAAGTGCGGCAGGCCACCCAGGGCGAACGCGCCGCATGGGCCCGCCGCGGGCTGGTGCGGAGCGCG